ATAGCAATGGGTTATGACCCAGAAATAGTAGAAGAATTATCTACTGGAGATTTATTAGATTTTACTCCGGAAAGAGTAGCAAGATATGGAGCAGGTGAAGAACCATTTAATACTAACAATTCTGACAATGAAAGTATGGAACGAATTGAGTATTATGAGTGTTATGTAAAAACAGATTTAGATGGTGATGGAATAGCTGAACTACATAGAGTTTGTTATGCAGACAACCAGGTGTTAATGAGTGAGGAATGTGATTATGTTCCATTTCATAGTGTATGCCCAATACCTATTCCTCATAAATTTTTTGGTCAATCATTAGCAGACAGAGCTATGGATTTGCAATTAATTAAATCTACAGTTACTAGACAAATGCTAGACAACCTATATCTTACAAACAATTACAGAGTGGGTGCAGTAGAAGGGCAAGTTAATTTAGATGATCTTCTTACATCTACAGCAGGTGGAGTTATTCGTATTAAGAATCCAAATGCTTTAGTGCCAATGACAGTACAATCTAGTGCTGCACAATCATTTCCTATGCTAGAGTATTTAGATTCTGTACAAGCAAAAAGAAGTGGAGTATCTGATGCGCAACAAGGTTTAAATCCTGATTTATTATCTAATGTAACTGCTACAGCAGTATCAGCAATGACATCTGCATCACAAGGTAAGTTAGAACTTATAGCTCGTATTTTTGCAGATACAGGTGTATCTTCTTTATTTAAAGGTATATTAGCTTTAATTTGTAAGTATCAAAACAAAGAAAGAATTATTAAAGTTCATAACAGCTTTGTACCTATGAATCCTAGAGAATGGACTACACAATACAATTTAACTGTTAATGTTGGATTGGGTACTGGTGGTAAACAAGAACAATTAGCTACTATGCAAATGATATTACAGAAACAAGAAGAAGTAATAAAAAATTATGGGTTAGCAAATCCATTAGTTAATCTAAAACAATACAGAGATACATTAGCTAAATTTGTAAACATGGCAGGATTTAAAGATGATTCTGCATTTCTAATGGAAGTGTCAGAAGAACAAGCTATGCAATTAGCTCAACAAGCTGCACAAGCTCCTAAAGAAGAAGATTCTAATACTAAAGCAGCAGCTATACTTGCAGAAGTAGAAAGAGAAAAGGCACAAATGAAAATGCAATCTGATATGGCTAAATTAGAATTAGAAAAACAACAAACAGAATTAAAAATGCAAAAAGAATTATTAGAGCTTCAGCAAGAAAGAATAGAGTTTGAAAAAGAAATGGCTCTTAAAGAATTAGAATTTGCACAAAAATCAGAAAATGATAATAACAAAACTAGATTAACTGAATCTAAAGAACTTATAAATGCTTTAGATAAAATTAAAAACATTGCAGGTTAAATGGATAAACAAGCTGAAATAAAAAGCGTATTAAATACTCAATCATTTCTTGATGAAATAAAAGATATGACTAAAGAGTGTTACGCAGAAATAAAAAATTCTGATCCAGAAGATGTAGCTACAAGAGAAAGAGCTTATCAAAGGATTAAGGCAATAGATAGCATGATGACTAGACTTCAATCTGTCGTAGATAGCGACAAGATTAAGGATAAATCATGGACAATATTATAGGCATTTAGCCTGTATGGTAATGCCACACCTAGATGGCGATTAAGGAAATACAATGAGTGAAGAAACCACGACTTCTACACCAGTAGAAAGTGGCGACAATCCAATAACAATGTCAGAAGCAGCATCTGCATTTGAAGGTATGTTGTCCACACCAGAGGACTCTAACGAGCAACCAACTGAAAAGGAAGAAGATACACAAGAAGCAGAGGTAGAGGAAACAGAGGTTGAAGAAGAAGCTGAAGAAGAAATAGAAGAAGCTGAAGAAGAAACTGAAGATGAATCCGAAATTGAAGATGAAGAAGTAGTTGAGGAAGAACAAACTTTCACCATCAAAGCAGCAGGTGAAGAAAAAGAAGTTACCCTTGATGACCTAAAGAAATCTTATCAACTCGGCTCTGATTATACTAAAAAGACTCAAGAAGTAGCTGAACAGCGTAAAATTATAGAACAAGAAGCTAAAGCTATTATTGAAGCTAGAAAAGTTAGGGATGAGTATGCTCAAAAACTTCAAGCAGTTGAACAATTCTTGACTGGTACTAATGATAGTCCAGAAGATTTAGCAGCTATGAAAGAGAACGACCCAATAGGATATGCAGTTAAGGTCGCAGAAATGACCGAAAAAAAAGAACAGTTACAAACTGTGCAATCTGAACGACAACGCCTTGCTCAAGAGCAAAACGCAGTAAGAGCAGATGAAATGCAAAAGTTTGTAACAAATGAAGCACAAAAGCTGACACAATCCTTGCCAGAGTTTTCAGACAAAGCCAAAGGCGAACAGATCAAAAATGAAATTCGCAATTATGGTAAGAAGGTTGGTTTCACAGATGATGAGTTATCTCAAGTCTTTGACCACCGACAAGTTATAGTGTTACACAAAGCAGCACAATGGGACAAACTTCAATCATCTAAATCAGGTGTAAAGAAAAAAGTCGCAAAAGCTCCAAAAACTTTAAAAGGTGGAGCTAAAGTAAAGCAGACTGTAACCGATAAACAGAAAAAACAACAACGAAGGTTACTGCAAACTGGTGATGCCAGAGATGCAGCAGCTTTATTTGAAAACTTTATTTAAGGAAAAATAACAATGGCTTCATTTCATACTTATCAAGCAATTGGTATGCGTGAGGATTTATCCAACACCATATACAATATTGCTCCGACAGAAACTCCTGTAGTTTCTTCTATCGGAAAAACAAAAGCAACAGCTACTCTACATGAGTGGCAAACAGATACACTAGGTGCAGCAGCTAACACAGCTCTTGTCGAAGGTGCAGATGCAGCAGCATTTACAGCAGTACCTACAGTTCGTGCTACTAACAGAACTCAAATCATGGGTAAAACAGTAAACATTACTGGTACTCTTGATGGAGTTGATAAAGCTGGTCGTAAAACAGAAACAGCTTATCAATTAGCTAAAGCTGGTCAAGAACTAAAACGAGATATTGAATTTGCTATTCTTGGTAATGTTGCTCCAGTAACATCGGCAGCAGCTACAGCACCAAAAATGGCTTCACTTCAAACTTGGATTAGAACCAACTGGACTTCAGTTGGTACAGTAGCAGCAGGCGCTCCAGCAGCTCCAGCAAATCCTCCAGGTTCAGCAATTAGAACTAAAGCAGCAGCTGGTAACACAGCAGCGTTTACAGAAGCATCTTTAAAAACTGCTATGAAAGCAGCGTTTAATGCAGGTGGTACTCCAACTATGTTAGTTGTTCCACCAAACCAAAAAGTTAAAGTATCAGCTTTTACTGGTATTGCATCTAATCGTGTTTCTACACCTAATGCAGGTACTACTACAAAAGCAGCAGCTATTGTAGGCGCAGCAGATGTATATTTATCAGACTTTGGTATGCTTTCAGTAATTCCAGAAAGATTTATGACTTCTGATTATGCAGCTAACAATGGTGAACAAGCTCTTATTTTAGATCCAACAATGTTGTCTTTAGCAACTTTAAGACCATTCCAGTCTAATGTATTAGCTAAAACAGGTGATGCTGAAAAACATCAAATGCTTACAGAGCTTACTCTGCAAGTAAGTAACGAAGCAGCTCATGCTATCGTTGCAGATTTAACAGCTTAATTACACATTAAGTATTGATATGGCCCACTTCGGTGGGCATATCTTTTAAGGATAATTATGGTAGACGATAAAAAAAAATTTAAAAGCACTTGGTCGCAACCAATAAAATACAGACACCAAACAAAACACGATGACCATGATAATGATGGTTATGTGATAGAAACAAAACAAGATGTAACAGATATTGTAGAAGCAAACAAAGAGGAAATTATTACCAAATCATCAGGGTGGGGTAATGAAATGTTTGATAACAAAATTGCATCTATACCAATGACAGTTATTGATGATCTAAACCATAAACAAATTATGAAAGGGTTTCAGATTATTGATGTTAAAAAATTTAAAGAATTTTTAAATCATCCAGACAATAGATTTTTTAGAACAAAACAGGGCAGAATTTAAATGGCATTTTTTACAGACTACACAACGCTACAAGCGACTATAGCTGATTATTTAGCTCGTAGTGATTTAACTGCATCTATCCCAGAATTTATTAGATTAGCAGAAAATAGATTAAGTAGAGATTTGCGTATAAGGCAAATGTTACAAATAGCAACTACTACTATTGACTCTACTAATGGTACAGTAGAAATACCAGCAGATTTTTTAGCTATGAAAGATATACACATTTCTTCTAGCAATCCTATACAAACTGTTACATTCCAATCTCCTAGTAATTTTTTTAGAAACACAAGAGCATTAACATCAGGGTTGCCTTCTTTTTATACTGCATTAGGAAGCGAGTTTAGATTTTCTCCGATTGGTGCTGAAACAGATACATTACAAATGCTCTATTATGTAAAACCACCACATATGAGCTCAACAGTTTCATCAAACCTTTGGTTAGCAAATACACCTGATTTACTGCTTTATGCAGCACTTGGTGAAGCAGAGCCATTCTTGATGAATGACGAAAGATTAGCAACTTGGTCAGCAATGTATGACAGAGGGGTTCAATCTTTAAGTAAATCAGATGATGAGGGGGAATTTCCTGCTCATCCAATGTCAATAACAACAACTACGAGGTAATTATTATGGCAGATATGTCGAACTATTTAGAAGTTGCACTTCTAAACTTAACACTAAATGGAACTGCTTTTACAGCAGTAAACAATCCATATATTTCTTTACACACAGCAGATCCAACAGATGCTGGAACTGGCACAGAAGTTTCTGGTGGTTCATACGCTAGAGTAGCTTCTTCTTTTGCAACAGCTTCTGGAACAGGTGGTTCTGTAGTATCAGATGCAGTTGCAACCTTTCCTACAGCTACAGCAACATGGGGAACAATAGGATGGATTGGTTTATGGGATGCAGCTTCTAGCGGTAATATGATTTATCATACAGCTTTAGATGCACCAAAAACTATTGATTCTGGTGATATTTTTAAAATTGCTGCTGGAAACTTATCAGTAACATTAGCATAGAGGATAGATTATGGCACTTGTCTTAAAGGATAGAGTCAAAGAAACGACTACGACAACAGGTACTGGTACAGTTACACTTGCTGGAGCAGAAACTGGATTTCAAGCCTTTTCTGTAATTGGTAACGCAAACACTACTTATTATGCTATTACAAATGGTAATAATTACGAGGTAGGTTTAGGAACTTATACAGCTTCAGGCACAACTTTATCTAGAGATACTGTATTAGAATCTAGTAGTAGTGGTTCTAAAATTACATTATCAGGTACAAGTGATGTATTTTGTACTTATCCTGCTGAAAAATCTGTTACTTTAAATGGCACTGTAATTAATGATGCTAATGTAGTTGCTACAACAAATATTGTTAATGATGCTGTTACAACAGATAAACTTAATTTAATATCTACAGCTTCTGTTCCTAGTTTAGAAGCTAAAGGAACATCTGGGGTTACAGATGGATATATACAATTAAACTGTGCTGAAAACTCTCATGGCATTAAACTTAAATCTCCACCTCATTCAGCAGGAGCTAGTTACACATTAACATTTCCTGACAATGATGGTGATGCTAGTCAATTTCTGCAAACAAATGGATCTGGTGTATTAACATGGGCAGGAGCTGGAGCATCAGCAGGGGGTGTTATCTATGAAAATACAGATGATATAACAGATAACTATACTTTAACTTCAGGAACAAATGGTATGTCAGTTGGACCTATAACTATAGCAGCCACAAAGACAGTTACTGTTCCTTCTGGACAACGATGGGTGATATTATAATATGAGTACAATAATTAATGCAGATACAAGTGCAGGACTAAAACTAACCTCTGATACAAGTGGTGAAATAAAACTACAAAGTGCTGGTGCAGATATTGCTACAGTAAGTTCTACTGGTTTAGCAATGGCTAGTGGTAAGACTTTAACAGGTGATGCGATTTCTAATGGTAAAATACTGCAAGTATTACAAGCAACCAAAACTGATACATTTTCAACTAGCTCTCAAACATTTGTAGACATTCCTGACATGACAGTTACAA